GCTAGATCTGGATATGCTTCTATTGGATCCACAGGTGGACATTTTCTAGGTGCTAGATCGGCAGGAAGAAAAGCCGAACTAAGTGCAAGAGATGCAGCTCTAGCCGATGAAATAGGTCTACAAAAAGCTTTACTAACTGCACAAGCGGGAGGTAAAGGTGTGGGAGGCTTAGATTTTGATCTTTCCGCTGCGGAGTCCGAAGCGATTACTTTAAGAGACATAAATAGAATAAAAGAAGAAAACGAACGTTTAGGAAAACAATGGGATGCAGCGATTAAAGCTAAAGACGGAAAGTTTGCTGAAGCTTTTATAATATTTTATGGACAAACAGGAGGTAAAATTCCCATAGAGTATCAAGGTCAAATACGTGCTATACCTGATACAGGTATGAAAGGAGATTTAGGAGCCTACTACCAAAGTTTATTGAAAAAAGATCCTCCTTTGGGAAAATCAGAACTAAGAAAAGCATTAGAAAAATGGAACACTTTTACGATAGTTTCAGAGTAGGTCATGCCTTTAGAACCACTTACAGAAGAGGATAAACAAAAACTTAGTCTTACACCAACGACTGAAGAACTTACTACAGTTCCCACTGAAGAAACCGAAACTTCTTTAACACCTCTTACAGAAGAAGAGAAACAAAAACTTGGTCTTTTACCAACTACTGGGGGAACACCTACAGTTCCTACTGAAGAGACCGAAACTTCTTTGTGGGGTCCACCACCTTCAAAAGATTTTACTGGATTACTTCCTTTACCTGTAAGAGCAGCTTTATTTAGTGATAGATTTTTTGACAGTCTGTACGGATCTACACAAGCAACTATTGGTGATTTTCAAGAGACTAGAGCCCGTGCACAAGAAGAGAGAGGACATGACGATTACGCTAAAGAACTTAGAGAAAGAGCTGACTTAAATGAACAACAAGCCAGTGAGGCAGCTTATCAGGCGAAATACGGACAAGAAGGATGGGAGCAATTTAAAAATCTTAATGATCCAGAATGGTGGGCAGCAACCATCGGTGAAGTTATACCGGGCTCAGCTCCATTTTTAGCGGGGGCAGGTGCTGCGGGAGGAGCCACATTTATGGCTACAGGTAACCCCATAGCTAGTATAACGGCAGCAGCTATTGGCGGAGGTGCTGTGGTTTTTGCACAAAGTTATGGTGATGCTTACTACGAATATTTAGAAAAATACCCCGATGATGAAGAAGGAGCAGACAGATACGCTTTAAAGAAATCAGGTATAAGTGCGATCATAAACGCAGCAAGTGTACCTGCTGGTATGCTTGGTATTGGTAAATCTGTAATTAAACACTATATAACACAGGCTATATTACAAGGTGGCATAGGTGGAGTGGACACAGTTACACAGAACCTTATGGTCAAAAATAATATAGACCCTAATTTAGATATTACAACTGGACTAGCTACCAGTATCGTGGGAGAAGCAATTGGAGAAGGGACGATATTTGCAACAACTGGGAGACTTGCTGCTCCTACGTTTAATGATTTTCAAAAACAGTTCACAGAAGAAGAACGTAGTGCAAATGATGAAAAAGCAGAAACTTTAACAACTGCTGAGTTAACAACTCTAGTTGAAAAATGGGCGGAGGACAAAGGACTACCTTACGCAAAAAACATAGAAGATTTAGACGCTAACGAACTTAGAGAAATTATGGAGGCAAATAATGATTTCGAGTTTGGTCCAGTGATACCGGGGGAAAATAGAGAATCTTTACTAGAAAAAATTGTAGGAGCAGTTCGTGCGAAAAACCAAGACGTAGTAATTAGAGACTATATGATGGACACGGTTCTTTCTGGTTTTAACCCTGAAAGAATTTACAACGAACAAAAAGCTATTCTTGATGCAATGACGAATGAAGAGTTAGACGCTCACATTCTAAAAGAGTTTGGTACACCTGAAGCCTATGAAAGATGGGCAGCGAGGCAAGGGGAGTATAGTTTCGACCCAAATGATGTTTCAGAAAATAGAGAAGAAGAACGTGTTGCAATAGCAAACGCAGGTGCAAATCTTTTATTTAGAGAGCATCACGGAGCTGCATGGAAGTTAGGTAAAAATGAGTTTAGAGATCATGTAAAAGATATAGAGGAAAACTACACTTTAGAAGAATTAAGAGTAGCTGTTAAAGAAGGAGTTCCTTACACAAGTCCAGAAAAAATAGACCGTATGTCCCAATCTGAACTTGCTTTTGCTTTAGCGGAACAACAAACTATTGTTGACTTACAAAGACAAATAAGAGATACCTCCAACAGAAGTAGGACTATAGATCTTACGCAAGTATCTTTTGATGAAGACGGCAAACCAGTTCCTTTTGTTATGACTCCTCAATATGAAGAAATTTTACGCCCAGAAGGGGAAGCATTAAGAGCAGAAGTAGTGGTAGAACTTCCAGACGGAAATACACAAACAATAGGATTTGAAAGACAAGGTATAGAAGAAGGCATGAGTTTAGCTGAACAAACGGCTAAACGTAACAGTGAACTTTCTGTATTTAAAGTAGATGGTGTTGAAGTTTCCTTAGATAGTCCTTTTTTCAATAAAACAATATCTGAAGTTTTAGATGGAAGCACTATACAATTGTACTATCAAAACCCAAGATTAATTTCCATAGAAATGCCTGTAGGTAGATCTCCTCAATTTCAAACCAAAGGAATAACTAAGTATTGGGACAGATACATGAGACCGTTAATGCCAACAGGTTCATTAATAGGAAATAGAGCTCGTCAAAGAGAAAGTAGAATTAGAGCATTAGAAACAAGAGCTCAAAAATTAGGCTTAGAGATGGAGCAAGCTATTGCCGAAGCAGTTAGAAATGGCGACGTAAAAACTAAAGCTGAAGCAGACAAATTAATTATGGCTTTTCTTCAACAAACTGGGGCACGTATAGAATTAACTGCTGAAGAACGTAGAGCTGCTGAACAACAGCTGTCTAAACTTGAAACACAAAAGATAGAAAAAAGAGATGAGTTAGATCAATATGACTTAAACCAAATAAACGATCAGATAGAATTTATAGAAAGTCAATTAGCAGATATACAAAAAACACCTGTGGCTGCAAGACAGTTACCTGATTCTTTACGAAAACCAGCCCTTAAAATAAGAAGAGGTATTGATGCACTGAGTAAAAGAATGTTAAATGAACTCCCGGCAGAAAGTTTAGATCCAGATTTAAGAGCCGTAATAGAGCACAACTTAAATACTTATGTGACAAGATCTTATAAATTCTTTTCTCCCAATTTAGGTTGGAACCCACAAGGCCAAATGTATATTGAGGCCATAAAAAACTTGCCTTCAAAACTTGCAAATCAAGTAGGGGCTAAAGTTACTTCTTCAAGTCAACCTATGACAGCACTTTATGAAAGAGCTGTAACTTCGATGGAGTACAAATTTAGAAATAGAATGCCAGACTATAGGTCAAATGCTAGACAAGAATTAGGATCTAACGCTACCCAAGAACAACTTGAAGAAAGAGCGCTTGAAATAAGAAAAGAAAAGGCAGAAGAAGCAGTTAATGAATGGATAGAAAGATCTATGTATCAAAGTGCTAATGACGTTTCAAAATTAGCTGCTTTGTTAAAAGGAGAACAAAAAGGAGAAAAAGCAGATATTAAGATCAATCAACTTTTAACTCAACGTGGAGAAATACCTTATGCGGTTAGACAATTGTTAGGGGAAATAAAAGAACCTGAACTTATTGCTGCAACGTCTTTTGCTAGATTGGCTAGGTCTATAGAAAATGCTACTTTTTTCTATGAAGTTAAAAGATTAAGTGAAATGCCAGGGGAACAATGGTTTTCTCCAGAAAAAACACCTGGATATACAATTAAGATAGAAACAGGAGATGATTTTAATCCCTTAGAAGGTTTGTGGACTACCAGAACAATGGCGGAAGCTTTGTCTGGAGGAAGTGCTATAAAAGAAGAAGCTGTTATATTAAACACTCTTGCAAGAACAATTGGCATGCCAAAAGCTTTAGTGCAGTATGGAATAATTGTTCTTAGTCCTGGCACACAAATGAGAAACTTATATGGTGCTGCAATTATGTATGGTTTTAACGGGCACTTTAGAGGCATAAATATATTTAACAAAGAAGCCGATATACAAGAAGCGCTTCAATTAATTGGGAATGATTTATTTGGTAACGTGCGGTATGACCCTGAAACAGAAGAAGTATCGGGTAATGTTGAGGAGTTCGATTCGGCTTGGTCTTATTTGCAAGAACTTGGTATTGTAAATACAGAGGTTCGAGCTAACGATGCTTTAGGTGTTTTTACTCGTATTGCAAGATCTCCACTTAAAATTGATACGCTCGATAAAATAGTTAATCTTTTGTACGGCTTAGGGCAAACAGGTCCGGGTAAAGCATTTGATGATTATGTATTAAGTATTAATCGAGGAGCAAGACGAGCCTACGCTGCGTCAGACGATTTTTTTAAGATACTTGCTTTCTTGTCTGAAAGACGAAAGTTTAAAGACATGATAGATGAGATAAAAGGTTCTGATGACTTAAAATTAAGAGTGTTAAGAGACTTTGCTAAAACGTTAAAAACAAAAAGCGGTATTACAGAAAAACTTTCTAGTTATGTACAAGACCAAGGCACAGTTTTAAGAAACGTAACTGACCTAGATAAATACATAGATCATGTAGCAGCTTATATGGTAAGGAACACAATGCCTAATTATGACTATGTAGGTAAATTTGCTGAGTGGAGTAAAGTGTTACCAAGAGGTAACTTCGTTGCTTTTCCCACAGAAATAGCAAGAACAACGGTTAACTCTGCTCAATTAGTTTACAGAATGGGCACATATACGCCATCTCCAGATATACAAGCAAGAGCCGCAGTTGAAGGCGTGCAGTTACCAGAAAAACCATTTGTAAATAGAGCAACGCAAAGAGCTATTGGTGGGTACGTAGCGGTGCATGGACTTGTTGCTGGTTTAGCTAAAGCAAGTCAAATACTTTTTAATATAGATGATGATGACACTTATGCTGCTAATGAACTTATTGCTCCTTATCAAGATAGAGATAGATTAATTTATTTAGGAGAAAAAACTGACACTGATCTCCCAGAAAAAGAAAGAGATACTCCTTACTTAAACGTTAATTATTTCTTTCCTTATGAATCGATAGGAAAATTATACAGCGTTATAGGAGGGACTCTTAGAGAAAATAGAGGTCAAGGAGACCCAGAAGCTATAAGCAGAGCAATGGGGCAATTTATTATTGAATACATTGAAGCATACACACAAGAAAGTATTTCTTGGAAAGTAGCTGCCGATATAATGAGTAATCAAAACGACGACAACCCTTTAAACATAAAACCAATTTGGAATGAAGATGATGACTTATGGGATCAGTTTTTGGATGGAATAGCATACGGTTTTGACAAAGCTGGTCCGGGTGTCTATAGACAAGCTAGTGATGTAATTTGGTCACTGCGAGAAGACGATGCACAATATGATCGTTACGGTAAAACAATGCCTTTTATAAGAGCCGCAGCAAAACTAATGGGTTTTTCAAGTTCGGAAATAAATCCAGATAGGTCTATGGGCTTTATTATAGGAAACAGAATAAATGAGTTTGAAGAACTGACCAAACCTAATTTAAGCAGAGAGTATCTTTCTGGTGAAGAACTAACAAAAGAAGATGTAATAAAAGATTGGCAGGATGCACAGCGTTCTTGGTTTAGAATACAGCAAGATTTATATTTTGAGACACAGGCATTAAAAGCATGGGGCGTAAATGAAGATGTATATGAAGAAGCTATAAAAAGATTCGTTCAAAGAACAGGTGCAGGAAAAGATTTTATTGATAACATTGAAGAAGGTATTTTTACTGCTTGGCCTGTTCCGTCAAAAACACAAGAAAATTTTGAAGCTAAAGCAGAAAAGCAAGACCTTCAAAGGGAATGGCCTGAAGATGAATTAGACGACATGTATGACTTAATAGAAGACAAAGAAATTTCTTTAACAGGGAATAAAGAGTTATCTAGGAATCTTGAGGAGAATCTTGGTCTTCGGGATTTGGCAAACTAAACCTTTCTACACGCTCTAGCCAAGCATCAGCAGCTCTCTTAAATTCATCTCCTTCAAGGATAAACTCTTGGTATAAGCAATCAACTGAGCACATCATAATTACTCCTTTCTGTATGTCTGTGCCATACAGTTCGTTGTGCGCTAATGAATAAGCAGCTAACTGTTGGAAGTAATCCCAAACCCATTGCCTACGTTTAGGTTTATTGGTTTGTTTAAAATCCATAATAGATAGATCTCCGTCATGCACTCCAATAACATCTGCTTTGCCAGCGTATTTGTCAGGATAGTAAAGCGATATTTCGCAACCATATACTTGAGAAACATTGGGCAACCCTTGGTCCATGATCGTACAGGCCATTTTATATGCTCTCTTTTCCTCAGCGTTTCTGGGTTTGAAATCCCAAATGTCACCATTAACGAGTTGCTTCTCTAGAATATCGTGCATGTAGGAACCTCTGGTCGCAGCTTCTGTTCTGATACGCTCAGCTTCTTCTTCACCTACTTTATCAATCCATTTCTTTAAGAAGTCTCCTTCTTTAGTCCCGGATAATATAGTAGTAACAGAGGGAAGTTTCTGTCCATTGCAATCATAGAATCGACCGCTACGTCGGTCTTCGCTAGAGAACACGCCATATTCGTACGGAGACTCGTACAATATTTTATGTTTCATGGTTACGCCTTCGGTACGTCGTTCAAACGTCCGCTATCAAGATCATCTTTCAATCTCTTAATTGCATACGCAAATACATTGCTAGTAGGCCTTTCAGTCTTGTCACCAATATCGGCGGCTACTTCCACAATCTCTTTACGTATTGCTACGCTCTTCCATTTATTTGTATCCATTTTTACTCCTGTAAATATCATTATACATTATATCTTAGGATATATCCTAATTTTTCTTAGGGGTTTCCATTGAGTCACCCCAGTTCTTTCCAATCTCAGCGTCAACCTTGTTTGGAATATCCAAAGGCACAGCTTCTTCCATTAAACGACAGATGTTATCCACATCCTCCTGAGACTTAACAGAGAACACCAATTCATCGTGTACCTGTAAGAGAGGAAGATAGCCTGCTTCATAGCAGTTAACCATCGCTTGTTTGGTCATATCAGCTGCTGACCCTTGAATAAGTTTATTAAGAGCCTTGTAAACAAATGCTCTTTTGATTTCTCCGTTGTATTCATGCACTGCTTCTTTGTGCTTTAACGGTCTACCTGTTCCATACTTCAGAGGTTCCCACATATCAAAGTGGCAACGTCTACCTAATATGGTTTTAATATATCCTTTTGAGTTAGCACTACGCATAACTGAATCAGCTAACTGCCTGACGAATGGTGCATAAGTATTAAACTTACCTAGGATTTCTGAAGCTTCATCAACGGTAACACCTAATTGATCTGCCAGTTTACCTTTTCCCATTCCATACATTATTCCTAGTCCTATTGTCTTTGCAGTCTTTCTGTCAATATCCACTAGGTTGGCTACCTCTTGGTGGAAGTCAGCATCACCTTCATGGTACGCATCAGCAATTGTTTCAGCGCCGTCGTATCTGGATCTGCTCGCATAGTGCGTCAGGATCCTTGGCTCTTGTTGAGAGAAGTCAGCCGAACACCATTGCTCTCCTTCTTCTGGTAAGAACAAAGATCTAATCAATGGGCCTATTTCTTTATTTCGAGCTGGAACTTGTTGTAAGTTCGGATTGCTCATGGACAACCGACCTGTGACTGTTCCCCCTGATTCTCCTTTCAACTGTCTAATCTCAGCATGAATCCTTCCGTTATGTTCGTGCTTCAGAATAGAATCAATAAACGTACTGTGTGTTTTGTTAACTTCCCTAGCTTCTCTAATTAATTGAGCAATAGGATGAGAGTGATTTTCTAAGAACGCTTTAGTGAAGCTAGGCTTCCCAGTTGGAGTTCTTAAATAAGTTAACTTCAAAGCATCAAATACTTTAGCTAAGGAGTTGGCTGCCCATAACTGTACTTCCGGGACACCAGCTTCTTTCTTTATTTGTTGAACAATATTCTTCTCACGTCTAATTAATTGCTTCTTTAATGTTTCGGCTCTCTCTAAATCAACGCGAACTCCTTTTTGTTTCATCGCTAAGATGACAGGAAGCACTCTCATCTCTAAATCGAACACGTTCCAGAGGTTCTGTTCCTCTATTAAAATCTTGAAATGATTCCATAATTTAAGCGTGAGGGCGGCGTCCTGTGTTGCATAAGTACCCACATAAGCGGATGGTAAGCGCCACATTTCAGCCTTGGGATCCAACCCCCACTCCTCCGCAGCAGCATTTAGTTCAGCTTCTGTCTTGCCTTCATTTATGTATTCGCGACCCAAAGCATTCAGTGAATACCAGTATTGATTCTCGTCAATGAGTGGAGCAACGACCATGGTGTCAATAATTCTGCCATTAACAGGAACACCTTCTTTCGCTAACCAACCTACATCGTAAGTAGCGTTGTGGAATATCTTATCGCTATCGGTAGCACATATCTTTTTGGTAAACTCTATTACTTTCTTTTTAGTGAAGTTGAAACCAGCTTCATGTCCAAAAGGAAAGTAATCTTCGTAACCGTCAATAGCAAAAGAAATACCTACGACTTCTCCATCTCCTCTGATGTACCCCGGACCCATCTCTTTCAAGTTAGGATCTCTGGTCTCAAGGTCAATGGCAATTTCTTTGGCCTGACATAATTTTTCTGTTGGGAAACTATCGGGTGCAATCCACTCCGTTGGGGGTCTATAAACAAAACTCATATAACGTACCTGTAGTAATCATCTTGGGCTTGAATTAAATATAGATTATCTATTGTGCGTGTAACCGCAACATAGAACTGCCTGTGTAGCCCGTCTGGTTGTAACATAGAAGTTCGCTTCTGTGATTTAGATAAATCCAAATACACAGCTACGTTCTTCGCTTCCCCACCTTTTGCCTGGTGAATTGTGGAAATGACAATGCGTGGTTCTCCATATAGATCTTCGTCATTCTTTAGTGCTTTCTCAATAAAACTTCTTCTTTCTACGTCTATTGTTTTTTCAAAAACCGTTTTCCATTCCTGACCTAAACACTCAGGTTTAAGTCCATAGTTATCTATTATCTGTTGCAGTGATAACGACTGCCCTTGGTTCGGAGCCTGAGAAACTTGTGTAATAAATCCTCTCTTAACACCTGTCTTACCTAAATAAGTATATAGATCATCTAGTTCAGCTAGAGTTATTTCTTCTTCGTTATTTAATCTTTCCCAGATCTTAATGGCTGTAATCATTTTACGAGGAATATATCTGTAATGATTGTGGGTAAAAGGGTAACCATTATCTATTAAATACTTTCTAACGTTATATCCCTTAGAAGCATCCGTTAACATATAGTCACAAGAAGCTAGGACTAACCAATCTCCTTCTTCTAATGGGAGTAGTTCTACTGAACTCACTTTATTAACTGTGCCTTTTTCTTCTCTAGGTTTATAACTTTTTGGCTCACGCTGTACTATACGTTTTGATATACGCTCAGCTATTGGGTGTACCTTTGACGGAATGCGATAGGACTGGTCTAGAATAATACTTGTACCTTCATACTTAACAAAACGTTGTGGCCTTGCTCCATTCCATTCATAAATAGCTTGGTCATCGTCCCCGGCAATAAAAGTTTTCTTTGCGTTTAAAGCTAACTTATCCACCAATCTCCAATTCAATTCTGCCAAATCTTGTGCTTCATCCACAATCAACACGTCTAATTCAGGAGGTGTGCCGTCGTCCAAAAACTTATTAATCATGTCCGCGAACGAATAAACTGGGGGAACTCTAGATAACCTAAAACTCTCCCAAGCTTCAGCTATCGGTTCCAACATGTGAGTCACTACTCCTCTTCTTTGTTCTTTTTCTAAAGATAATCTTTCATCTTTAAGTGAACGACAGTTAGCTTTTGAACGTTCAATAATATCGAAGTAAGGATCTTGGACTACGGACCTAACGCCTCTAGAAGTAGATCCGTACTTCTTAGTTAAATTAAATTCATACTCTTCTAAGAAATCAAAGATGTCTCTGCCAGTCATTACTTGTGATATTCCCATGATCCGTTTGCAAAAAGCATGACTCGTACAGAAGTAAGGCATCTCATCAAACCCCAATCCGAATCTTAAATGTGCTCTGTTCTTTCCTTCCTCAGCAGCTTTAACAGAAAAAGAAATGAACGCAATCTTTTCAGGAGGAGTGCCTTCATCAAGATATTTCTCAATGATATTCATTAAGGTAGTGGTTTTACCTGTCCCCGGTGGACCAAAGTATTTTGTTATTCTTCCCATGGCAATGCGTCTTTAACTGCTTTAAAATCTGTAGCGTCTATTGAACTTTCATCTACTTCATATATATCTAGTATCCAAATCTTTTTATTCCCTACGGTTCTGTCTATGTACTTAGCTATGTTGGTAGCTCCCATTTGTTTTAACTCGGTAAATACTTCTGCTTCTTTAATGTGACGCATCTTTTTAAACTCTTGTATAAAGATGACCACATCTCTCCCTGTAAACCACCACTGCTTTTCTCCCTCTTCTTCAAATCTAAATACTCCGTTCGAGGCTATAGATAATCTTGAAGAAGATTCTGATAATCTACAGAACTCATATATAGCCGCTTGAAGTAAGCCCTGCTTGGTCATATCTGCTGGGACTTCAACCTCTTGTACGTCTTGTAATAAGTTGTTTAACTTAGCTACCCAATCTGATTTCTTCACGTCAGGAGGGCAGATGTTTAAAACTTCCATACATCTTTGCTGATACATAGAAAAGTTGTGCAACTGTTTAGTGTCTAAAACTATTGTTCTTCCGTCTACATCTAAATGCCATAAAGGTGGATCAGTTAAGTATTTTCTTAAACCACCAAAATTTGGATCCCTTTCTGAAGCATCTATGCCGTGCCTACGTGTTACACAAATACCGCTTTGGCAGAAATCCACTAAAGGTTGCTTACTGCATTGGTATCTATATTCTGATTTTTCTAGGCTTTGGATGATTGTATTTAATTCGCTATGTGAAAGAGGTTTGCTGCATACGGTTTTATTTATTTCTTGTAGTTGGTCTTTCCATTCCTCTCCTTCTGGGTAGACTTTGCGTAAGAACACGCCGTAATTTAATAAAGCATTATTACGCATTCCTTCTGGGATTCCATTTAACTTCATGTGAACTAAACAAGGAGGAGCCTCATCCCACATTGTTCCTTCTTTAGTAACTTGTTTCTTTCTGCTTTTCTTAACCGGGATAAATTTATCCAATTGTGCTTCGGTAATTGAAATGTTTTCTACGAGCTCAAAAAACTCATCTATGTCTGCTGCTTCCCCGTCTGATTTTAATGCGTATCTGGTAGTATCTTCCCCAGCAAAGTAAGGCATGTTTAACCAATTACCTGTCTGCCTTTCCTTTGGTAATTGTTTAGACCACTCATATTGTTTAGGAAATATTTCATCTCCCGTTCTCCCCATGGCTGCTGCTATTTCTTCTAGCTTGCTCTGAAATTTAAAAGCTGGAATAGGTTGCTTAGTAAATAAAAATAAATGAACTCCTCCTGATTTAGTCATACAAGGCAGTAATGGTAATTGCATCTCCTCAATCTTTTGGATTAAACCTTTTGTATCAATTGGATATTCATCCACATCAATACACCCCCACTTACAAGTTTCATCATCTGTAAGCGGAATTACACCAATAGATGTATTACCTTTCAGGTGACTTTCCCACAAATCTAGAGTCAAAGGCTCCTGTAGGGTCCGTCCTCGACCGTCTTTCTTGACTCCTTTAGCAGTATTCTTCTGCCCGGTTATTTCATAAATGCCGTGCGCTCTATCTAAACCAGAAAATACTTCCTTGAATTTTTTTGCGATTTCTTCCATACAATCTCAAAGAGAAGGCCTCGATATTTCAAGTAAATGTAATATCGAGGCCTAAAGTGATTAGTCTTCCCAATCCTTGTTGGAATCAGACTTATCCTCTATTGCTGTAGACTTTTGACCGGGTAATTGGTCCATGCCTCCAGAGGAACAAAACTTAGAGAAATCTTCTGCCTCTTTAAAGAGGTCAACTTCTTTCTCCGCCAAGATCCTTTCTTGGGTAATGCTGTAGCTATACCACGATCCACGATCATTGGACTCCACTTGCGTTTTTAAACTATACCAGTGCGAGTATGCAGGAGGAGTATATAACCCCTTAGCACCTTGCAGCTTAGTACCTTGGATCAAAGTGTTCCAAGAACGCGAGTGTTTAAGTTGAGATCCTGTCATGTTAATAACACACCTTTGAGGTGAATCATCAACCAGCGCGTAGCCATAATGGTTGGCAGTCGTAGTCAGTTGGGTGTCCCCTCCTGGCGTTACTAACCTACCTTGACCGTCGCGTGTGCATCGGTTCAACAGGTCTGAATCTGCGGAATGCACGGTAACAAGTCCACCACCTTTCTCCCTCAAACGCCACTCAACTAGAGTTTTGTTGTAGTAGACAGGTAGAAATAGCAAACCTTCGTCGCCATTTATACAAGAATTGTTACCTGAAAAGAAGATGTCTCCTTCCTCTGCGTCTGCAACATAGTCCGAACTGGTTTTTTGTCTTTGCGGAGACATTGCCTGGACTATACTGACACGCGGAGTCTTGAGGTCTTCCGCACCCACATCTCCGAAACCTTTTTCTTCGATGCTTTCAAAAAGGGACGTTAAGGATGTCCCGTTACCATTTTTCTTCGTTGCCATTTTTTACTCCTTCTTTCTTCGTTCAACGATTTATTTTTGTGCGCTTGCCTTGATACACAGAGAATCTCTTCTGTATATCTTGGTCAAACGATTGATTCCCTGATTCTATTTGTTCTTTAACAAATGCCCTCAGAGTGCTTGGGTGAACCGCTTCCTTTTCCTCGGGTATAAACCCTTGTTTAGTTAACGATACAACCAATTCTTTTGCGAGATCATCTTCACCTTGACCAAACGAAAGTGTCATTGTGTTTTTTATGATGTCTCCATGTCCTTGTTCTCGTAGCCATGCGTGAGCTGCTTCTGCATTGTCAGCAGAAATACGAGCACTGTAAAAAGGATCCGCAGAAATGCGAGATCCGTCATTTAGTTTAATGTCTGTTACGCCAAGTTGTGCTAACTTGTCTGGTATGAGTTGTTCAGAAAGTTCCCTCTCCTGTTCTTTCTTTCTTTTTAATCTTTCTTCTGCATTTCCAATATCTGCCTGAACTCTAAGTAATTTTTGGCAGAGGGCACTAAGGTCTCCAATAGAATCATCAGAAATTTCTTCAACAGCTTTTGTTGTACTCTCTTCAAATAGTTCATTTATCTTTTCCATTTTTACTCCTTATATCTACTACGTTATCTTTCTTAGCAACTTCGGGCCATGGAGAAGATTTTAACGGCTCTAAAGTAAATGTAATATTACCAGTCGACAATCCAACTACTTCAACAATGCCAATTGGTTGGTCCAGTGTTGTGTAGGTATATCTTAATGCCTCATCTAAAGTAGCAAAGGCTCCTATAGTGTAGGGAGTGATACGATTGGTAGGATCGGTAATATCGATGAAAAATTCTTCTGAGGAATTATCGTAAAAGACTTCGATTTGTAGTCTAGTTATTCGTCCGTTTTCTTTTCTTTCTTTCATCATCAACTCAAAGTTGCATGAGCATCATATCATCTATATAATGAATTGCAACACTTAAAGATGTGTTTGAATATATAACGAAGAATAAAGGACAGAACTTATGAAATTAAACGACTACAAATTTAAAAGCGAACCATACAAGCATCAGTTAGAAACTCTTCAGTCAAGTGCATATCGTAACCTATTTGCACTATTTTTGGAAATGGGACTCGGCAAATCTAAAATACTTTTAGACAACGCAGGTATATTATTCGAGGAAGGTAAAATATCAGGACTGTTAATTGTTTCGCCGAAAGGTAATTTACGAAATTGGGATGTTAATGAAATTAATAAGCATCTGCCAGAACGTATACAAAGAAATGTTTTGGTGTGGCAACCCAACCACACTCAAAAATGGTTATATGAATATAAGAAAATGGTAACTGAACCAAGTGAAGGGACTTTAAATATTTTTCTAGTTAACGTTGAAGCTTTTGCTACAGTCAAAGCATGTAAATTTGTTGAGGAGTTTTTAGTTACACATGACGTAATGATGGCCGTAGATGAATCAACTACTATTAAGAATCCAAAAGCTAAACGAACAAAGCATCTGATTAAGTTGGCTCCACTAGCTGACTACAGAAGAATCTTAACTGGGTTTCCTATCACCAAAGCACCTCTCGATTTATATTCACAATGTTATTTTCTTTCTCCGAATCTTTTAGGCTTCAGTAGTTTTTATGCTTTTCAAGCAAGATACGCCATAACACAAAGAAGACAAATGGGTAGCCATGCTTTCCAGCAGATAGTTGGGTTTCAAAAACTAGAAGAGCTCCAAGAATCAATCAAAGATTTTTCTATTAGGAAAATTAAAGATGAATGTTTAGATCTCCCGGAGAAAGTATATGTTAGAAGACACGTTGAATTAACCGATGAACAAAAACGAGCATACGGAACCATGAAGCGAGAAGCCTTAATGATCCTTAATGACGAACTTTTTTCCACAATGAATATGCTTACTCAACTAATGCGGTTACAACAAGTGGTAGCTGGTAGTCTGCGTAATGAAGAAGGGGAAACTATTGTTTTAAAGAACAACAGAATACAAACTGTATTGGATCTACTAGAAGAGACATCTGGAAAAGTTGTAATCTTTGCAGTATTCCAAACCGACATACAAGAATTAGAAAAAGCCATAGCCAATAAATATGGAGAAGGTGCTGTAGCTTCTTATTACGGTAAGACACCTCAAGACGAACGTCATAATATTATTGAAAAGTTTCAAGACCCGGAGAACGAACTTAGATATTTTGTGTCTAACCCACAGACAGGTGGCAGAGGTATTACTTTAACTGAAGCAAGTACAATGATCTTTTATTCTAACTCCTATGATTTGGAATTAAGAGTACAAGCTGAAGATCGTATTCACAGAATTGGTCAGGAACACAGTTGCACATATATTGATTTGGTTTCAGAAGGCACAGTAGATGAACAGATACTAAAGAATTTATTAAACAAAGTTAAGATTAGTAACGAAGTTCTAGGAGAGGTTCGCAGTTGGTTTGAATGATGTATAATTAAAATATGTCTTCTTTTGATGATTATCTAAAACAAAGTGAAGTAGAGTCTGCAATAGCTAATTTAGTAAGTGAAATTTATCCTATCTTAGAAGAAGTTACCGAAGAACTAACACCTTGGGAAGTAACTACGGCTTTAACTATTTTAGTTTCTAATATTGCTGTTCAAAATGATATGGACAAAAGAGTATTAGTTAATTTTTTAGCTTTTTTATTGGACACTACAGAAGCCTATACTACTCAATTTGGCGAAATTATTCCTTTGCCCTCTATTAAAAGACATTAAATTAGTAAAAATAGTTTCTTTCTCTATACCTAAAGCCCAAGAAATATTACAATCTATAGATTGATTTTATAAAAAATAAAACGGCTATTGCGGAGACAGCCAATGCACAAAAAACTATTACTAATGGCTTTAGGAGTTCTATTCCTTAGTACAACTTATGGAGACCAAACAGGTGACTGTACAGCTGGGGAACAGTATTGTGAGCAGAATAGTTTAGAAACAACTAACACTACAACTACGAACAATACCAATACAAATACCAATACGAACACTAATACCAATACAAATACTAATACAAACACTAATACAAATACCAGTACGAACACGAATACCAATACAAATACCAATACAAATACCAATACAAATACCAATACGAACACGAACAATAATACGAACACGAACGTAAATACGAGTACGGCTACTAATACTAATAACAGTACCAACACGAATGTAAATACTTCTACAAGTACAGTTAATTCAAGTGTGGATCAAAACGTCACTAATACAACCACAACAAACAACACTAATACTTCTACAAGTACGTCTAATAATACAAACACGAATAACAATACAAACAACAATACGAATATTAACCAATCCACATCTGAGTCAAACGTAACTACTGATAATAAAAACACTAACATTAATGAAAGTAATACTACGTCTGACAACACAAATAGAAATATAAATGAAAGTAAATCAGAGCAAACTATTAACCAAAATATTAAAACCGAAGCCCCACCAGCTTCTGCTATAGCTCCTTCAATCATGAGTTATAGTCAGGACTTGTGTACTGTTGGTAGATCTGGAGCCTTTCAAGGGCAAGTATTTGGTATTTCAACAGGTAGAACTGTAAGAGATGAGAATTGTGAAAGATTAAAGTTGTCTAAATATTTATATGATACTGGGATGAAAGTTGCTTCAGTAGGTATCCTTTGCCAAGACTCCCGTGTTTTTCAAGCAATGGAAATGGCAGGCACTCCTTGTCCAGCGTATGGAAAGATAGGTAAAGAAGCCAGTAAATATTGGAAAGAAAACCCTTCTAAAAGACCAGACGCTAAACAATATAAAAGTGAATTCATGAAACAGTGTAAAAACACTAGGGGAGAAAGCGGAAAATGGAAGTCAAAGCGTACTTGTAATGAAGAGTTTAATAACTACTAAAGCTAATATATGGTGTTTTATAAGTAGTTTACTTTTATCAGGGCTATTTGCATTAGGGGTTAATCAACTAAAAGCTGAGTATATATACGAAGCTAATCAAGATCTTTTTAATTTAACTAATCTTACCGGGACAACTAATTTTAATACTGGCGATGACCAATTAGCAGGGGCTTTTAATTTAGATTTTACTTTTACTTTATACGGAGAAGATTTTACATCTGCAAGGATGGCCACTAATGGATGTCTACATTTTGGTTTAGGTACAGGAAATGTAAATTATAATAACTATTGTGGTGACTACACACCTGATCCGTTACCTCATACCACTTATACTTTATATCCTTTTTGGACTGACTTAATTAGAGATAACGGTTCAAAAATGTTAGCTAAAAATTTTACTGATAAGTCTGTTTTTGGTTGGTACAACATGAAAGAGTATGGCCGTAATAATACTGACAATAGTTTTGAAGTTATACTTTGGACTAATGATACGTTTGAATATAGATATGGTGGGTTGAATATAACTAACCATGACGTATTAATAGGAGAACAAGGAAGCGCGACAGAGATCTATACGTACCTTTTTCACGATGAATGTAGCACAGGTACAACTAATGTTGCTGGCACATGTGTAAATACTAATTTTAATAATACTTCATTTAATACATTGTTAGAAAATGGTGGCAGTTTATATGGAGAAGGTTCAGGTAATGCAGTTGACTGTAGCGACCCTTTAAATAGTTCAAGTTGTTCTGGGTACGCTGCTGCATATTTAGCTCAACAATGTGGATTAGATTCGTTGCACAGCACCTCATGTCCTTTATATTGGGAAGCTTACGATGACCAACAATGTAATGAAGATCCACAGTATGCTCCGTTTTGTGCGGGTTATACACAAGAAGCTTCAGTAGCATATTACATTGAAGAAGAATTTGATTATGGTTATGGAGAAGAAACAAACTACGATGATTACTATATGGAAGAAGAATGGTTTGAAGAGCCATTTGAAGAGTTTAACTACGTTGGGTATGAAGAAGAATATGAAGAAATATTAATAACTTTTGGTGGTGATGACATATTTGGGTGGGAGGAAGAAGAAATGTTATTTGAAGAATATAGTATCGGCGATGTTGATCCACTTCCTGATTTTAATATAATTGAAGAAGAGTATGTAATATTTGAACGTATTGATGAGCCGTTGGCTGTTTTAGATATAATTAGAACCGATGAACTTATAGATATATTTGAATTTGAAACAATAATTAGAGAGGAACTAGAAAATGAAGAAGAAAGGATTGAAGAGTTCGAGTCTATTGAAGACTTGGAAGAGTGGTTTGAAGAAACGATGGACGAAATTCAAGAAACTGATGAAGTCTTCGAGATTACAGAAAGTCGTGAAGAGCTTCTTGCCGAAACCGAAGAAAGCATCGAAGAAGAAATTGAGTCCGAAAACGAAATCGAAGAAGTCTTCGCCGAAAACGAAGAAGAAGTAGGAGAACAAAGAAGTTCAGTAAGAATATCTGCTTTAGATGTTGTTGCCGGGACAATGCAAACAGCTAGAAATAGTTATTCTTCTAGTGCAAATTCTGTAGGGGGAAATAGTTCAATATACTCTGGGGGGTCTAGTGGAGGATCTAATGTTTCTACGGTTACAAGCAGTTCATCTGGTGCATCTATGTCATCAACTGGGGGCGTAAGTACAACAAGTTCTCCTAGTTTATCCGACCAATTCGCTTCTGCTTCTGCACAAACACAACAAATATTGTCTATGAGTTCAGATACAGGCACATCTGGGGGGACAACAATAACAATAAATGTTTTGCCCGATGTTGACGGTACACCTCAAGTAGCTATGGCAGATGTTCAAGTTCAAGACATGCAAGGTGAAATAGATACAGCAGTATCAGGAGTTATGACAGCTAGTGAAGCAGATCAAATAGCTGAACAAATAGTAGCCCAAAACATAGAAGCACAACAAGAACAAGCTGAAACGGAACAACAAGAAACAGGAGAATATGGAGACCAATCAACTTTAGTAGCTTATCTAGGTTACGTCGTAGGGTTTGATGCGTACAGAGAAATACAATTACCTACGCAAGATACTTGGTACGAACCTAGAGCTATATATGCTGATTCTGTTATATCTGATAATACTGAGGCCTTTTATCAATTGGCTAAAGTCAATTTGAATAGCCTTGGAGACATGATAAACTTACAACCAGATATATAATACTTATTAATTAGGAGTGAAAATGGAATGGTTTGAAAACAAAACAACACAACTAATAGCATTAGTGTCTATTGTCGGCACGTTAGCTGGTTTTGGTTATACCGGGGCTACTTACATAAATAGACTTGAAAATTTAGAGGCAGAAATCGGTGGTATTGGGGAAACTGAAAACGCTCAACAAGCAATTGAAGAACGGTTTGCATCTATTGAAACTTCTGTTAATTACATTAATAAAAGTATTGATGAAGGTATTAATCCTTCGTTAAAAGTTATTGCCGAAACATCAAATGAGTCAAATAATAAAATTATTGCTTTGCAAAAAGAAATAGGTTACTTACAAGACCAACTTGACGTTATTAAAGAGGAGAACAAAAATCCTTTGTTAAATTAAAATGGCAAATGATTTTCAAAAAGCCTTTCGTTATGGCATAGATCAACCGACTGAAAATGTAGCAACAACGCTAGAAGCTTTAGGTTTTGATACACAAGCAAAAGAACTCCGCGATCTTATAGAAGCCCCTGAAGATTATGAATCAGCAGCAGCTAGATTTATAAACCCAGAGGGGGAATGGTATGACTACAATTGGAGTGAATTACCTTTAGCTACAGTAGAACAAGCAGGACAGTTAGGAGGCTCTATACTCTCTAGAATAGGTGGAGCTGGTATCGGAGCTGGTGCAGGCTCACTCGTTGGACCGGGGGGTACTGCAATTGGTGGGATAATAGGCGCATTTCTTGGGCCAACATTATTTGAAGCGGTACAAGTAGCTGGACCAGTAGCTTTTGAACGTGCGAGAAATAATGGTAGAGAAGAACCTAACGCGGAAGATTGGGCAGGTGCATTGGGAACTGCCGGGTTTTCTGGTGTGTTGAATGCTATAGGCATAAAGAACATAGGTCTTTTAAATAGCACTGTAGGTAAAACGCTTAAAGCAGGAGCAAGAGAAGGAGTAACGGAAACAGGTCAAGGTTTTACAGAACAAATAGGTGGCACAGGCTTAACTGCTGCTGGATTACAAATAGATCCTAAAGCAGCCATAGGAGAAGGACTAATTGGCACAAGTTCTGGAACCTCAATCCAAGCACCGATAGCTGGTGCACAAGCTTTAGGGAACTTGCAAGAAGAAATAGTTGATAGCAGTATAAAAAATGCAATGTTAGAGCAGCCCACACCTGACGAAGCGGTAGATCAAATGGATGAAACAATTAATCCTAATCTTGCTATTGTGGAGGATGAGCTACCCACAGAAGTGAATCCAGAAGATTCTGTTGGTCTTGCATTAGAAGGTCTTGCAGAATTTGAAGAGACAGCGTCAGTAAATCCCGGTGGTGTTGGATTTACTAGCGAAAATGTCCAAGAGTTTTTATCTTCCCAAGAACGTTATGTAAAAAATTTAATTGAAACAAATTTTGGGCATAGATTAGACAGTGACACTAGATTTAATATTTTTGTTGATGCTCAACGATACATAAAAGATCATTTTGAACTTTTTGATCCTAGAAATCCAGACAACAACCCTCAACAAATTGTCCAAAGAATTGCACAAACGATTAGAACTGAAGGAGAAAGATATACAGACCAAGCAGATTTAAGTGGGGCTAAAGGTGACATAGATCCACGTTTTATTGGAGAAAACGCTGCTGTTTTGGATCCTCAAGCTAAAGAACAAGTATATGAAAAACCCTCGTACAGAAGAACAGGCATTACGACTTTAGAACGTGGAATTGATCCTATGTACATGACTCAATCAATTTTGGTGCAAGACAGAATATTAGAACAACGTTTAGCAAAAGATCCTAAAAAACCAATGAACCCAGAAACGGTATTGCAACAATTAGGTATTCGAGAAACAGATGATAATTGGTTTGAAGTAATTAACCGTGAAAAACAAGGTAACAAAGCTATTGCCGATGAAGCAATTAATTTAGAAATAGCCCCATTTTTAAAAGCTAAAAAAGACGCTGGCGAAATGGTAACTAAAGAAGAAATAGAAAACGTTCTTTATAATTCTCTTAACCGTTACTATGATTTTGATACAAAAGGATACGACACACAACATAGTGGTGGGCATACATTTAGAAGCGAAGGTTTAGAGCGTCTATTTCCTGATATTGACAATGTAGAAGATAATTATTGGGAATCTTGGCTGCATTACGAACCTATATTTCCAGAAAATGAAATTTTAAGTGATAGTGTCTATCAACATCGTGACGGTGGGGACCAGATGCACAGTCCACATGGCGATGGAGCACTTATGTGGATGCGCGGTTATAACGTACAACACCCAGAAGGATTGGGATCTGGAAAGTTACTTGCAGAAAGCCAGTCTAAATTACATGGGCACGCACAAGATACTGACCCCAATAAAAAAGAAACATATCTTTCCAAAATAACTTCTTTAGAAGAAGCTTCACCAGAACTAGAAGATACAAAAAATAAACTAAGTAGGTTTAGATATGCAAGGGAAGAATTTGTAGAAGAAGTAAAGGAGAAACAAAATTGGAGGAATATGACTCCTAACGATGCTAAAGATGTGGCTAATCTTTTAATAGAAGATGTTCTTGAAGATGTTCTTCAAGACCAATCACTATATAATGTTAGTAATTTTGTTGAAAGCGAACTTACGAGTCTTTCAAGTGAATTTGCTGAAAGAAATGGTAAATTAAATAACGACTACAATAAAAACATAGCATTTGCCCTTGTAGACAAAATTTCTGAACAACAACCTTTTGAAACAATAGGTATTACAATAAACGAAAGAGAATTTCAAAACTATGTTGATACTCCTCAGAACATTTTTAACGCCAAAGACGGAAAGGGCAGAAAAGAATTAGTTTTCGATTATTTAAGATTTTATCATGACTTCGACATTGAAGCTGCTAGGTTTGAAGACTCCGCTAATGAACTTGGAAACATACACGATGACGTAGTGGATATGGCTTTTAACCCAGACGATGCAATAGAAGAACAGTACGCAACCGATAGAAAAGAACTTGTAAAAAATTATGTTCCTGTTTTGGCAAATAAATACAGAACAGTGACACCTTTGTTAGCTGAAGCGGCTAATTATCCTACGGCAGATGAAGTTAAAACCTTCCAGGACTACGAAAAAGATCGAAAAACTTCAGAAAGAAACGTAGTTCCAGATTTCCCAATGAAAGAAAACTGGCCAGCTATGAATGTAAGAAGAATGGTAGCGAAGGCGGTAGATGATGGGGATAATTTTATTTTTATAAGCACTAAAGGATATGGAGGAGCTCCACCATCTGTGTACATAGCACAAAAAGCAGAACTTAAAAAAATATCAAAAGTAATAGCTAGTTATAGAGCTGATTTAAAAGCGGATGATTTATTAAAAGAATTACCTAAGTCAAAAAGTATTGCTGGGGGTCCTTATTTTGCATTGGACATAAGACCACTGAGACAGTTAATCTTAGCAGGAGTATTTAAAGGATTTAAAGGGTATAAAAAAGGTGGTTTAGTGACGAAGGCCCAAGGGGCTGGCTACAGCATGAACTACGGTGACTATGGAAGGAGTTATAGATAAATGTATGAATACAGTTGTAAGGTGGAAAGAGTTGTCGATGGAGATACTGTCGACGTTGTGTTGGATCTTGGCTTTGATATTCTTTATAAGTCTCGCGTTCGTTTATATGGTATTGATACTCCCGAGTCACGGACTCGTAATCTTGATGAGAAGGCTAGAGGAAAGTTGGCTACGGCTTTCTTAAAAGAGGCCGTAGATTGTGGAAAACAAATAGTCATTCAAACAAAACTTAAAGACTCTAGAGGTAAGTTTGGCAGAGTGTTAGGTGAAGTTATTATTGATGGGGTAAATATCAATGTGAAGATGGTTGATGAAAACCATGCAGTAGCCTATTATGGACAAAGTAAAGAAGAAATAATTGCAGAACATCGTAAGAATAGAGAGCAATTAATTAAGAGAGGACTATATGTCGAAAACAACTAGAAAAAGAGCGCGCACAACAGAAGGCCAGTTCAAAGCTGACGATCCTTCTACTCCACACGTTAATGAAGCCTGGATCGAAGGACCTAGGTATTCAAGAATTGCTAGTGAAGTTACAGAACGATTGTTGAACTATACTGAAGGATTGCGACGCAAAATATCGGAAACGTCACGGTAAGTATAAAACGGATCTGGGCAAAAAGGTTATTCATAAGTAATATGTATAGTATATCATAAGTAATATCTATGAGGAAGAGTCCACCGAGAAGTTTACGCGACAAACGCGGAACCTCTTATGATGAGTCCAAGAAAAAATCCAAAAAGACCACGCAAGGTCAGTCCCGGAACTCTAAAATGAAGGGGACCAGAAAAAGATACAGGGGGCAAGGCTGAAAACCGAGCTTATTTTAATTGCTGTTAATGTAACTTTTATTGTATCTGTCGTATATATCGTGATACACTTAACATAATTATGAATATATTAAGTTTATTTGACGGAATGAGTTGTGGTCGACTTGCTCTTGACCGTCTAGGAATTAAGGTCGACAAATATTATGCTTCTGAAATAGACAAATACGCTATTCAAGTCTCTTCAGCTAACTATCCAGACATTATCCAGATAGGAGATGTTTGTGATGTTAAAGGAGAGGACTACCCAGACATAGATCTTGTACTTGCAGGATCTCCATGCCAAGGATTTTCTTTTGCAGGCAATCAATTGGCTTTTGATGACCCACGTTCTGCGTTGTTTTTTGAGTTCGTCAGGATCTTAAAAGAGGTAAAGCCTAAATACTTTCTTTTAGAGAACGTAAAGATGAAGAAAGAATTCTTAGATGTCATCTCAGAACAAGTTGGAGTCGAACCTATCTTAATAAATAGTGCTTTAGTTAGCGCACAAAACAGATTGAGATACTATTGGACTAATATACCCGGAGTAGAACAACCTGAAGATAGAGGCATTGTGCTTAGAGATATTTTAGAAACCGAACCTGATGAGAAGTACGATATATCAGAAGCTAAAGTAGATAGAGTGCTTAACGCTAAAAGAGGTAAAGGCTACTTTTACAATGAAGATTCAGAAAAAATCGGTACGGTCATTGCTGGTTATCATAAAGAACCAACGGACGGTAGCTACATTGAGCAACATAAACCAGTCAAACACACAGAACGTAATCGCAGACACCTTAAAATGCCTGACGAGAAGTCTCTATGTATGACTGCGACTATGTATAAAGGTGCTGGGAACAACGGCATGACTTTAGTTCCAATGAAACCTATTAAAGTAGGTATGGCCGTTGAAGAAGTTAAAGTTAGGAAACACGAAGTAGACCTAGAAAAGCTACAACAATTGTTAAGAAAAGCAAAAGCTAATGTTAAAAAGACCAATAAGCAAATCGCTGAAGAAACGGATCTACCTATTACTAAAGTAGAACATTGGTTTAGAACGGACAGTAGCTTTGCAATACCTAGTGATGACATTTGGTTTAAATTAAAAGAAGTTCTTGATATTAAAGATGATTCTTTTGATGCTCAGATCATGGAGTTTATCTACAGAGATGGTGTGTATGAAAGCACGCAAAGAGTTTACTCAGAAGAAGGCAAGTCTCCTACCATTACGGCTAGTAATAAAGAACAATTGATTGAGACTAAACCTAAAAGAGTTGGGACGGCGGTAGACATAAAAGGTCACGATAGTTTAAAAAGAGTTTACTCAGAAGATGGTAAATCACCTACGTTGACTACCTGTCAAGGTGGACACAGAGAACCTAAAGTAATGGTTAGGGCTTTAACTGAACAAAGGACTGAGGAAAGTAAACGAATAAGGAAGGAACACCGACAAAGGACCGGGAAGGATTGGTCACCAAGAGGTGGAAAAGAAATGGTACCAAGAGAAGACGGCAAGATGAATACGCTGACTACTTCTTTAACCAAGTCTCATATCTTGGAGATAGAAAGATTACCTGACGGAGTTAAGGGCGGAGCATTAAGAGGTCGACAAGTAAGCGACGATGATTCATGGACTCAACAACTAGAGACAAGGGACGACGATAAATCAAATGCTTTAACTACCGTGCAGAAAGATAGTATAGTGGTTTCAACTAAACCTAATCAAATCAATCCAAGTAAGAAAGCTAGTGGGAAACAACCTTACATGCAAGACAGAGTATTTCATGAAGAAGGAAAGAGTCATGCACTAACTGCTTCTTTTGCAGATAGGACAAACGTTGGTACCTCTAAAAAACCCAACAAAGCTTTTGATATTTCAAGAGAAGAATTAAAAGATAATGAAAGACAACGAAGAGTGTATGAAACTAATGGTAAATCACCAACAGTTCTTGCTAGGTCAGATAGTCCAAAAATAACAGAAGATGTAGAAAATTTACATTGGCGTAAATTAACTCCTTTAGAATGCGAGCGTCTTCAAACGGTACCAGACAACTATACGAACCACGTTAGCAACACACAAAGATACAAGATGTTGGGTAACGGGTGGACGATAGAAGTTATCGCACATATATTGAAAGGAATAATATGATGACCGTGCCGGGCGGGAGCTTACCCCTATGAGCATAATACCCGGAAGGTGCCAGCAGACGGTGTGCCTTCATAAGAAAAACATCTGCAAAAAGGGCTGGAGTTATAGCGTTTTTAGTTTGTTTATTAGCTAAAGATTTCCGACACGGTGACCTTTAAGGGCTTGACACTTGTTGAGCCCTTTCTTTATTATGGGAGATGTTATGGACGTTGAAGGCAATTCCCAGAGTCTTGCTGAAAGTCCCTGTATAGGAGTTTGTTCAGCAACTCAATGGGGTGACGCAATCTGTAAGGGTTGTGGGCGTACCTCTACGGAAATTCGAGATTGGGCAATTCTGCCTTCTGTTTACAAGAAGCTAGTAGTCATTCGAGCAATCGGAGAAGGTTACACGCCTAGACAAGTACAACGTTACACGCCTGATAATGCTTTGAAAAAGTCCTCTGTCAGAGTAAAATAAATTTTATGAAAAGGAAGAACACATAATGCCTATTGGATCAATTGGAGGTGGTGGCACTGGTGATACAGGAGTCGAAATCGATGAAGTAGTAGTTTCTGGAGTACGTCCTGGCATGAGCGATCGATTCGGTCCGGGAGGAACTTCTATTTACAGTCCGGGAAGCGGAACGAACTTCGATACCAACGTTGGTATGTTCGATCCTTCTTCTTATATTAAAGATTTCATGGGGTCTCCTTACGCAAGAATGATTAGGCCTTCTAGAAGAAAGAACAAAGATTCTCAAGAAGCTACAGGATCGGAGCAGACTTTTGAAGAGACGAAGGAACAAGAGACTGGAATCTTCGGCGGTACATGGGGTCCTAAATTTAAAAAATTCTTTGGTAAATTGGCGAGTATTCATCCAGCCACTCGTAATGCTAAGTTTGCTTATGACTTCATCAGAGGACTGCGTAACGCAAAGGACCCTAAGTCTTTTGTCGGTGGTGTGATGAAGCGTCTTGCTTTCGGTAAGGCGTTAGGTGGTCTAGGTCTTTCTGGTATGCAACGTCAAGGACTTGGATCTTTAGTTAACATAGCCAGAGGTAGACAGACTCTTGGACAAGGAATCGGAAGTTTAGCTACATCAGCAGCGTTTAGAAGCGCAGCTCCTAGCTTACTGAAAAGTGCTTATAAAAGTGGTGGTATGAATGGTGTTTACGCAGCAATGGCAGCTTTACAAATGGCACAAAGAGGAGTTCAACAGAGAATAGCTAAAGGACCGGGCGGCGGTGGGTAAAGGATCAAAGCCAAGACCCCTATCAGTTTCTTCAGAACAGTTCAGTAGCAATTGGGATAACATCTTTAATAAAGAACGCAGAGACTTTCAAAGGTTTTGTCGTCGTATGTGGTTAGATTACTGCGATGAGTTTTCTTCTTTTGGATCTACTACCCTCGATTACGATACTTACGTCAGTAATTACAAAAACTTTTTGCGCCAAAGATACAATAAGCGGTAGCCTGTCGGGTAGAAATAATATACAATACATCTTGTATAAATTTACCTCCTTGGGATTTATATTGTTAAAAAAGAAAAGGGAAGATCAACAGGTCTTCCCTTTTTTCATGGACGAAGGATCTGGGACCAAGTATCTGGGATAAAGGACCTATTTTCTAACCTGAGATCAGAATTAAGAGTTAGCTCTATCCTATTGATTTAGTTGAAGAAAAAAATCTTCTAACTTTGGTAAGGTTAGATCGTAAGCTATTGATTTTATTAGCAATGTTTCTTTTCCTATATAACAAAACCTAACCTAACTTCTATTTTTTACAAAAAGTTTTTCTAAATACAAAAATATTACAGAATTTTAGTTTTCTGGGTTAGAAGTGATGAAAATATAGCTCTTATAAGGGTTTCCGTCTAACTTGGCAAAAGTTAGGTCAGGTTAGAAAGTCCAAAAAACCCTTATAGAACGGGGCTTTCCGTCTAACCCGGTAGAAGTTATGAGGTACATATCCCATAAAATAAAAAGATTAGATACTTTTTATTACTTTGGGGTATAATTTTTCTTTTAATTTAGGACAAGACAATGCCAAAAGGAATATCAGGAAACATATCTGGAAAGAACGAAAAGCATCTGACACTTAAACAAGCTAAGTTTGCAAAAGAGTACGTTTACAATGACGGATCTAAAACTCAAACTGAATGCGCGCTTGCGGCTGGTTACGCTGAGAGTTCTGCTGCTGTCAGAGCTTCGGAGTTAACTAACCCTCAAAAGTATCCGCTTGTTGTTCGTTACATTCAGGGTCTCCAGGCAGAGCTGGACAAAAAGTATGAGGTTACGTTTAGTCGTCACGTTAGAGAGTTAGCTAAGATTAGAGATCAGGCCATAGACAAAGGTAACTTAACGGCTGCGGTTTCTGCTGAAGTTCAAAGAGGTAGAGCTGCTGGCTTGTATGTTGAACGTAAAGAAGTTCGTACCGGGACGCTTGATTCTCTCAGCGAAATAGAAATAAAAGAAAGGATCCAAAAATTGCTTGGGGATTACAAACCTTTATTAGAAGCAGAAGAAGCCGTGATTATTAATCAGTAGTTTTAAATCTAATGTCTGCTAAAAGTTTTTTGAATTTATCGTAAATAGATTCCTCATGATTTTTTGGATAGGTCGTCCATTTTAGCCCGGTGTGGATATTTTCAAATTTAGATATTCCGTTGTTGTAACGAATTTCTCTAACTCCGTCATTAAAATGATAGTAGTTGATACCTCTACCCCATTTCTCAGCATCTAGTTTAAACTTAGTTTGCCTTACTCTGTCTGTGTACTCAGTCATTGATTCCTCTCTTGTTCTTCAACGTATTCTTTGTAGTCTGGGGTCATTCCTATTTGTTCTGTAAGTATTTCTGCATCATCATACATCTGCCAATCAATACTTAATATAGCTTGCTTGTCATCATCGGTTAGCGTGTCAGCTACGTCTTGTATTTTTGCATTGATTCGTGGGTGTGAATCTTGTGGGCAATCTAAACATAATTTATAGGGGCCTTTATTATTCTTACTATCAATACTTAAAAAGACGGCCAGATCCTGTAGCTGACTTCTTTTAAATAATTGAATTACTGCTTTTGCTTGTGGCTTATCTAAATAAGCTATTTGTCTAATCATAGTTGTCTTACCTTTTGTTGTTTAATTATTGGGGGGTATATATCTAAAAAGATCTCATCAGTGAATTCTTTACGTTCATCTGGCGTAACCTTAGATAGAATTCTTATTTCTTTCTTTTTAATCTTCCCGGTTTTCCAATAGATAGATTCAGGAGGAACCATTTTTAAAGTCCAATCTATTGTTTTGTTCCGGGACAAATCAATTTGAAACGTAGGGTGACAAGGAAACTTGTCTTTATATAACTCAGTCATTGAAATTCATGTGTGGTTTGGCTCTAGCTTTAGCCGTTGCCAAATCATCTGTGCCTAAACGTATTGTTGGTCTGCTTGAATCAGAACAAACTAAAACGTATTCACCACTAAGTTTATCTAAAATATATTCACTAGCCATTTATAACTCCTCTGTTATTTTGTTAATTATCTCTCCTACTACTCGCTTATGCAATTTTCGGTCGTTAAAAATTTCATCTTCATCTTCGTGTATTCTAATAATGGGAATACCATCTTTTTTAGGAACTACATAATACTTAACCTTGCGTTTAAGTATCTTTGAGTCTATCTCTTGTTGACCACCAAACATATTCGTAGTCCTTTCCCACAAGTCCATAAATAAATCTTTAGCCATTAGCTTTTCTCCTGAGTCATGCAGTTGTTAGGTATGTCATAAGTTTCTATAGTTTCTGTTTCGGTATCTTCGTCCCAACGCGGAACTTCAACCACACTTTCTTCTTGACCTACTTTTCTTATATTTCCTAGCCAAGTTTCTTTTTCTCCGTCTATGTCTACTGATATTTCGCACCAACCTATTTTTAATTTAGCCATTAGCTTTTCTCCTCGTTTAAATGTTTTGCAACATCTTCCATAACCATTATTAAAGTTTCATCTTTAAGCACAGACGCAGTTAAAGTTTTAATGTGTGTATCTTCATCAGTATCGTTCACATTAATTTGTATATCTAGTACAAAATCTTCCATTAGCTTTTCTCCTTAATCAAATACTTTTCTCTTAAATCTTCTGTAAATTTAAGAGCATCTTCTAAATGTGAGTTAGTATCAGAAATAGTAAATTCCTGTTGTAGCTCTTGTAGTGCCACATGAATTAACTCTAACTTTTCACATGTAATAAACTCATTCCAAGTTAAATGCTTGAAATGTTGTTTATGTTTCCTTATTAAATATTCTTTACCCATTAGCTTTTCTCCTTTTTCATATCTTTTATAAGTGCCAACGAAACTCTAATTTTTATTCTATCTGGCCTATCTTCTTTCACTTCTTCCAAAGTCTGTTGTATGTATTCAAGTTTCTCTATGTCCATTGTCGTCCACTCTCTCCTGTATTAGTCGTTTTAAAAACCATTCTGCTTTTAGTAAATCCTCTACTTCGTTGCCCAGATGCTTGCGTTCGTATCTCCATAAGTATTTAAAAATGGATCCCTTTAGGTAACCTTCAAATCCTTCTGGAGTCATGCTTGCCTTGATAACCTCAATACATTCAATGGGGCCTTCTTTGTAATGCTCCGGGTTAATGTTGTCTGGCATTCTCTACTTCCTCTAAATCATCAACAGTTATATCTTCGCAAAGATATTCCAAAAGTTTTAATCTACCTTTAAAATAAAACTCTTTGATAGTTCCGTCTGCATTTTCTAATATATCGCCCTCATCATTTGATAAATGAAATGTAGTATTAGAAACTACAGATTTATAATCTTTATAATCTTCCATCATTTCTCCTTATTTTTTATTAAATTGAATTCCTGGTTAATGATCTTGTTTACTTCGTACATATCTTCAACGATATTCTTATCATCTTCGTGTAGTTCTGCTTCTTTCATTATGTCGTTGTTGCAAATACAAACATTATCTATGGGTAAAGCCGTGTCCGGGATAACTTTAGTTTCAGGTGCTATATCTGCTACATACCAAACTCTGTATTCAGCTTCTCGGCTCGGTCTTTTATCTACTTTTCTTGTAGTGCATTTCTTACCTTGCTTTTTCATAAAGGTAGCTAAGCTATTTGCTTGTGTTTGAGTTAGCCCACCTACGGAGTCTCCTATTGTTAATTGGGGTACGATTTCCGTGTAGATACTGTTGTTGCTTACTGCGTTTTCAAATCTTTTTGGTATAGGTACGTCTTTATCTATTTTAAATTTCATTCTTACTCCTGATCTATGGTGTAGTAAACAGTTAGTTCCTCACCTTTCTTGATTGGTTTAATAGTATATAAATCTTTTATAGGGGATTCTGGGTAGAAGCCAACTACCACGCAATTAGGCGTATCTGAATGATTTAAAAATCCACCAACAGGTGTCCTTTCCCATTCGTCCGTAAACTGAACGTGACTTCTTCCTATAATTCTAGGTTTTGGAATATCTTGGGTAGCGAATAGACCTAGTCCGTCTATCTTAGAAGGTTTAATCGTTACCAGATCGGGAAGGGGTCGATACTTAAATTTCATCCTAGTTCCTCATCATTCCATTCAAATTTCCAACCAAGTTTGAGACATAATTGTTTATATGTCTCTCTCCCACTTGATGACATGCGTTGATATTCCCAACCCAAATCATCAACTAATTTCTTTATTTCTTCGTTCATATCCAACACTTATATCCCGGACATTCGTCCTTTGGCATTCCACAATGCTCGCAATACTTTTCGTCTCGCTCGCGTACTTCTTTGTTTACACGTCTAGCTATGTAAGGTTTAATGTTTATTACCTTGCTCATTAGTCTTTCTCCCACCATTTTTTTATAAACATATCATCAACACATTGCTGACACTCAGCTCTGTTGCCAACTGAATGAGAGATGACTGCTTTACGCATTAACTCTAGATCAATATTCCCATTTAATATTTCAGTAACCCACCCGTCACCACCCCAATAGTCGTATTCTTCTAAAAAGTTAGTGACACATTCAAAGTCAATATGAATTTTCTTTGTTGGTTCATTGTCGTTTTCCTTTAATTCCACCTCATAACAACTGCCTTCACCTAGATTTAAGTTGATAAAGTTTTCAGCTTCTTTTTCTGTATTAAAAGTCTCATCAAGAAGATACGTTGTCATAGTATCTTGATACCTTATTTTATACTTCATTAGCTTTTCTCCTCTGTCATTACGTCTGCTATCCCCACCATAAACCCAGCAGTTTGTTCTACTGCTAGAGGATTTAATGTTGTAGATAAAAGTAGTATCGCTAATTCCTTTCTTCTGTGTTCATCTAACTCCGCTAAACTGTAAACAAGTTTCATCATTTCTTCATCATTCATACTTGTTTCCCTTACAACATCATCAACATCTCCGCAGTCAATATCTGCTTCTGCGTTTTCAAAACAAGCTCCTTCATCACCCATACAACATCTGTCTATCCCTACTTGTTCACCTTGTTTATTAAATATTTTGTAAGCATGAGTTCCTAGTTCATCTCCGCGAAGATCATCAGTCTCCCAATGCTTCTCCCATTCTGGAGAAGGTTTTTGTTCATACACATAAATTGAATACCCCTTATATTCTTTTTCTTCTAAAAATTTCATAATTGTTCCTTTTGTTAATAAATTACATACCCACCTTATAATAAATATCCCATAAATACAACTCATTTCTACCAATAAAGTATAATATTTTTACTGTGGCACAACCTGAAAAATTGTTTTGGCAACAAGTACGAAAAAACTTGACGGAGTTTTCTTGGATTCGCTTGGAATCACGGGTTAATCACGGCATACCAGATGTTTTAGGCACTACCAAAGAGGGTATTTACTTTACTGTTGAATTGAAGGTAACAAAAAGTAATAGAGTTAATATGTCTCCTCACCAAATTGCCTACCATGAAGAACGTAAAAACTCCCCTGCTTTTATCTTGGTCAAGAGGGTCTTGGAGAGTAGTCCAAGAAAATATGACATTTATATTTATTCCTCTGACCAAGTAAGAGATCTCTCTGAACAAGGTCTCTCTCTTTCTCCCCTTTCTCTCTCTAGCCCAGTCAATTGGTCCTTCGTCCAAAGTCATTTGACCTTTCTCGTTAGAGATAGGACGAAGGAACAATTGACTGGGTAGCTTGCTTGCTTGCTTGTTTGCTCTGGGTCCAGCAACCGGGATGGTACTGGCTCGGGCTTCGCCCTCGCCCAAGCAAGCAAGCTGAAACGCTTATACTACAAGGGTTTCAGCTTGCTTGCTTGCTTGCTTGTTTGCTCTGGGTCCAGCCCGGGATGGAAGCTGGTAGTTAAAACACAGCAGTTGGTCGGTCGGAAACCCTTATGGGATAAGGGTTTGGGGGCTTGCTTGCTTGTTAGCTCTGCTCAGGAGTCCAGAGCTGGCCGGGACGGACATGGGCCTAATACCAATACGAACACTAACACCAAACACAAAAAAAGGACGGAAGCTGGGAGCTTCCGTCCTTTCCCACTATAGGAGAAGTGTTCTAGCTGATTGCGAATCCTCCTGATTCTCTGATGAAGTTCCTAAATTCTTCAACGTTCTTTATCTCAAAAGGGTAATGTGTTGCAAAGTCCTTACGTTCTCCTTTACCATGACAAGCGTTACATTCTCCTTGAACGTATTGATCGTTTCGTTCTCCTACTCCCTCACAAGTGTCGCACTTAACAAGAGGAAGATTATTAATAAAGTTGTAATAACTCTTTTTATATTCTTCCGTTTCTCCGTTGTCTAATGCTTCGGTTAATCTTTTGCAGATGACCTCGCATTGTGCTTCTGTGATTTCATGACCACTATTACTATGACCTAGTTCGTGATCTTCTTCGGTT